ATGCTGTATAAATTATTGCAAATGAACCAGCATATTCCCAATGTGCTTCGCCAGTAATAGCTTTTTCAAATAAATATACTAATGTACCAACAAACAAAATATGTACTGCTGGCCATGTAATTGATTTATAAACACTTCTTTTTTTACTACTCATTAATTTTACCTCTACTTAATTTATTATATATATAATTAATTACTTCGTTAGGTTTCCATTCATATGGTAACTCTAAATATTTAATTTCGTTTAATATTTTTTCTCTTATTTGATCTTCAATGTACTCCACATATATATTCTACCATTTAAATAAAAAAAGGGCAAGGTTTCCCTTGCCCCTTATTTAAAGAATTTACTTCTTTAAAGCAACCTTCTTTTTAGGAAATGCCTTATTCCAGGCTGTAGCTAATTTATTATAATCAGCCTTTTCCTTAATTACTGCTGCATCAGCAATAATTTTTGCTGCTGTTGCGGAATCAATAACTAATTGTTTTGAAGCAGCATCAGCTTTTGCTGAATTTAAATCTGCTGACAATGAGCTAATTTGAGATTGAAGTTGTGCAATTGTGCCATTCAAATCAGTAACTGTGTATGACGCAACTACGGCTTTTACTGGAACTTTTAGTCCAGTGACTGCTGTTGCTGTTGTCGCACCAGTTACTGCAATTGTTACATTACCAATTGTTGCAACTGAAGTATTCTCTTTTTTAGATCCTAAAATTAATGTAGAATCCGCTGCAACCTGAGCTGCAGTAGATGTTACAATTTGTTTAGAAATTGAGCCATCTGCCCAAGTTCCACCAATTAATGTTGCTGTTACGGTATCAGAAACTGCGTTTCCAAACACGTCTGTTGTGCTTACTGTAATTGCTGGAATGGTTCCTACTGCCACTGAAGTTGGTACTGAAACTCCGACGTTTGATACAGAACCTGCAATTCCTTTAACAAAAACAACTGTAGAGTAAGATCCATTTACAATTGTAACTGAACCTGTTGCTGTTGATGTTGTGAATGCATAAACAGTTACTGCAGATCCTGCAGAAGTTACTGAATACGACGCTGAACCTGCAGAAGAACTAACTACTGCATTTGTTGCGCTTAAAGCTGTGACTAGCTTAACGCCACCTGTTGCTGTAAATGTAACTACAGTTCCAGTATCTGCTGTTGCTGCTAGAGCAATGGCATCTGCTGAATCTACTGTGTTGTCGGCTGGAACGTTCGCAGTCGCAGGCGCTGTAGATGTTGTAGCGTTTGCTGAACCAGCAACTGTTACCACAAGTGGTGCTGCTGATGCATTAATTGATTGAATGCCTAGTAATGCTAGGGCTGCAGCCGAAGCAACGGCAATCTTTTTTAATGACTTCATATTTTTTATTTCTCCTTTTTATCCATTTTTTTACAAAATGGAATTCTATTTTGGGTGTACACCCATGTATATAAACGTTTAACTAAGCAATTTGTTGTGTTTATTGATCCCAAAGTTTTACATGAAAGCTACAAGGATCTCCGCCCTCTTCCCATTCTTCCATTTCTTCATCAGAAAGTGGTGGTCCTTCATGTGTGTCGCAAAATACCTCTGATACCCAATTTTTTTCACGACCATACTCATACCAAGATTGAACATCTAAAAAATCTATAGCCATTTACTTAACTCCTCAATCATTTGATGTTTAGGTTTTGCGCCAAGTATTTTTTTAACCTCTTTACCATTTTCAAATATAATTGTTGTTGGAACTGAGGTTATGTTGTATTTTGAAGACTGTATTGGATTTTGATCTACATCTATTTTGGCAATCCAAATATTATTTTCTTTAGAAATTTCTTCTAAAATAGGAGAAAACATTTTACATGGCCTACACCATGTTGCCCAAAAATCAACAACTAAAACATTATGAAGGGTTAATATTTTATCAAAATTTTCGTCATTGATCTCTAGCATTATTTGTCTTTTAGTTCCTCTGCTGCTGCATTAAATTTATTCATAAATGTTTGAACTACCCAAAATGTTGTTTCTCCAGCATTTATAGACATAGCCTTAGAAGATTCTTCTGTTCTGTCTTCTATTGCAAGGGCGTTGTACCATTTCTGGTACAACTCCTCACCGATTTCTTTAATTATTTCTTCAAGCACTGTCATGTTAGCCATTTATTTTTTTAGCCCACTCCAATTTAATTGCAGCCAGTTTATCTGCAGCCAGTTTAACTTCAGCTTGGTATCTTGCTTCCGCCTCTGAAATTGCTTTGTTAGCCTCAATTGTAAGAGCAGCCTTTGCTTCGGCAGCCAATTGCTCTGCAGTTTTAGTTGCTGGAGCGACTGGTTTTGTTACTATTGGAGCACTTGGTGCAATTTCAATAGGGGCACTAGAGATAAGTTTACCATATTGCCCCCTAGCACCACGGATTGGCTTTGAAGCATTATTTAGCATATCTAAAACTTGTTGATAAGTTAAAGAAGGATTTGAACTTTTAATTCCAGCCCATGTAGCAGCAGCAACTTGCGTAGAAATTGATGACCCTGCTGCATTTTTTACAGAACCTCCTGGGACTGCAACTTTCATATTTCCAATAGCGTAAAAGTCTAATCTATCTTTATCAAAGTTAGAATAGTTATCTATTTGCTCATATTGGTCTGCCATTCCAATTGATATTGAATCGTTAATACATGCTGGCCAAGATAACCTTGAAAGGTCTCTGTTGTTTCCTGCTGGGAAAAACACTGGTGTACCTGAAGAAATTAATGAAGATATTACTCCACGTAACATTGATGTTGTAGGACAATAATCTGTTAAGTTTGTTAGTATTGCATGATTTGATTGAGACATTGCAACACTTTGTATATTAAAACGAGATTTATTATCTAATACCCATTTTAATGCTAAAGAAACACCAGTTTCGCCAGTTGATTGTCTTGAGCCAGATGGATTGTTTCCAATAATTCTTACAAAAACAATTTTAATATTTGGATTAGTTGCTACTGCAACTGATGCCATTTGTGTTCCGTGATCGAAACCATTTTTAGAAATAATATCAAATGGAAGTACAGTAGATCCTGGACCTTCCATAAACTTTTGTCCATTTGGACATGAGGCCAATTCTAAAACACAAACTTCATATGCAATTTTATCTTTAAAAATTGGTAGAGAAGTGTCTAATGCAGTGTCCAGAATTGCTATTGTTGAGGGTACTTGATTAGCTTTCGCCTCTACAACAATAAATGTAGTAGATAGTGTTAGTGATAGTATTGATATTGCAGTTATTAGTTTTTTATTCATAGGTACATTTTACTAAAACATACCCAAATCTGTCAAGAGTTTCTATCTATCCGTCTCTGGTACCACTTGCCAGCGTCTAATTGAGGTTGTGGTAAGTTGTTTGCCTCTAATAATGCGGCAAGCATGTTGTTTAATAAATCTATCTCAAACTCTAGTTTGATTATTTGCATTTCTAACAATCTCAATCTTTCTGATTTTCTCATTTTTACCTATCTGTCGGGGTGGGAGCCGTTGCTAGACTACCACAGTTTGCACATTCCATATCTAAAAAATATGTTGCAATATCAAAATCTTCAAATATTACTTTTAGATTCCATATAAAACATCCACAAGGACAAACATGAGTTGGTGTTCCTCTTAAATCCATAGCCATGTTATAATTTTCTGGCTTAAGATTATTAATGTCCATATATTTAATTATACTCTAAATTTCAATTATTGTAAATGGTGCTCTAACTGCCATGTTAAATTTTGCAGCCGCTTCTAGAGCCATCCTGACCCGTTTACGGGGTGTTTTAATAGATGATGTTGAGTATAGTGATCCTAAAGCTAATTCTTGCCCAGCACCTTCTGCCATGTATTGAATGTCTGCTTCTCCTATATGAAAATCGCTATCCATGGTAAATATTCTACCTGCACCCTGAACTGCTATTAAGAAAACTCCGCCTTCATCGCCATCTTCTGTAGAGCCTGCAGTTTGATTGCCATATCCTTGTTCTTTAAATGTTTCTTTAATTGATTCAACAAACTTAGTACGCATAAATTTTTCTAAATTTTTAAATCCTGCTGTTGGTTTATAAATTGGTGGAGTCCAGTTATATTGAAGAATTTGTCCCATTCTAAAGCTATCAACAAATGCAATTCCAAACTGACCTACTCTAAAAACTTTTGGGTCTGTGCGTGAAAAAATTAATCCTGTTTTATCATCGGATGCAGCAGAATCTCCTCCTAGAAGGACTTTATTTTCATGAATAAGGGCTACCACTGCTGTCATACAGACTAGTATACTAAATTAAAAATTATCTGTCCAAAACCTCGTTTGAATCCATTTCTGAAAGGTTTCTCAGGGCATCTTCTAGCTCAGATTTAATTAAAATTAATTCCTGAATAGCATTATAATATTTATCTTTCCATTCAGTTAATTCTTTTTCTATTTGATACAATTCAATTTTTAGGTCTTTTACTTCTAATTTTAAATGGTCCTGCTCACGCTCTTGTTTTCTATTTTTTTCTCTTTTATTTTCGTTCAGACCAGCAATAATTGCCGTCCCCATGCCAGACAATATCGCAGCAGATATTGCAATAATTATAGAGTTCAGATCCAGATTCATTATATATCATATTATACCGTAGAATGTATACTAAATTAATAACTCAGAAGCAGAAATTTCATCTCCAACATATTTCTTTTTTAAAACAAACTCTCTAACGCTTTCTGGCCCGTTTTGTCTACCAGTAATGATTACTAGCCATCTTGGTTCAAATTTTGATTCTATACATCCATCACACATAAATAAATTTATTGGAAGCAATGTAGACTTTTTAAGATTTAACTTATTTTTAGTTTTGTTACAAGAATAGCAAAGAACCTTATCCATTATATTCCTCTTCTACATGTGAAAATACAATTTCATCCATAATTGAAAATTCTGAATTATCTATCATTTCTTCGTACTCCATTTCATCTTTTTTATATTTTACTATAGAGGCAAATGCTCCTAGTTTTTCTGTAGTTCCATAAACTCCTAGATCATGAATAAATACAATTAATATTCTATCGTAGTATTCTTTCACTAGGCACTCCTTCCAGCTCACATCTTACTCCATATGACTCAAGTAGCTTTTTTACTTTTGCTACATAATCTATGACCATTTCTTTTTTAACGCCTTCAAATTGTACAAAGTTGTCTTCATATAATCTTATTGCTAAAAATTCTGGATACTTTACTATATCCATTTGTAAGTTGTTTGCTGGTTTGGTAATTCCTCTTATTGCTTTTGACATTTCTGGTGTATAAAATACTGGCTTGTTGGGTTCCCCAGTCCATTGATTAATCCCATGTTTAAAATGATTTTTATCTTTATCAATAAACATTTTTCTTTTTCAATCTTTTCCATGTATCAGTTGTCTTATGTAAATTTCTAGTTTTATCAATCGATCCAGAGTTTAAATAAACTCCGCCCCATACGCCATACTCATCGCCATCAGATCCAGATTTATAACACATTGATATAACTGGGCAAGCTAGACATGCTTCGTCAACATTTTTTGCAATTTTAGGATCATTTTCATATTTATCATAAAATAAGTTAGTGTCCATGCCTCTACAAACTGCAAGGTGCCACCAGTCTAAATCGTCTTTGTCTACCCCTAAATTATTTAAAATATTTGACATATTGTTTAGGTAGAACCCACATTCCTTTGTTATCTACAGATACTCTATCTGCCATTCCCCAAGTTTTATTAAATATTCCTTTTATATTAAAAAATGCATTGTTATTTTTTTTCCAAATAATTAAATCATAGTTGTTCCAATATGCATCATTAGTAATTGATTTATATTTATTTATAAATACGTCTACACCACGTTCATTTAAATGTAACATTTTTCCTTAAATATAAAAGGCGAATCCCTGTATACTATTATACAGGGATCTTTTAGGCCTTGTCAACTGATTTTATTATTTATTTTTAGGTATTAATGTTTGAGGTCCATCTGTGCCAAATAAAGACTTTTTAATTGGTACACAATTAGGTACTCGTTTTCCGCCTTTATCTTTCATTCCGACCTGTTTATATCCAGACCAGCAAGCTTTTTCCATATTATCCCATTTATCTTCATCTTCATTATCTGATTCGTAAGACTTTGAAATCTCTTCATCTGTAAGATATTTTTCCATTATTTCTCCTTAACGTTAATTATTTTAACGTTTTTTATTTCGTCATCTACGCCAAATATATCATTTGCATAGTCTAGAGCATCATTTTCGTCAAAGGCTTCTACTTCTACCTCTACTTCTAATTTTACTCTATAAGTATTCATTTATTTAACTACTTGACCACACTCTGAACAAGTCTTTACCTTTTTAGTTGTTTTTGCAGCAGGCTCAGATTTTTTAGCAATGCTTGCTCCAAATTTAGGTCTTCCAAATCCAACAATTGAAACCATTATATTCTTTTTATTTTTTTTATATGCACGAAGCTTTTTACAAACTTCTCCGCCATTTCTTTGGCTTCCTTTAGGATCTCCAGAAGTATTACCTTCAATGCACCAAACAGTTCCATCACCGTTATCTATTGCAACTATTCCTACGTGTGATATTCTATCAACACCGTCTGATGGGAAATCAAAATAAGCAATATCTCCTGGCTCTGGATCTGCAAGGTCCCCATCAATCCATGAGTTTGCTTTCTTAAATGCTTGTGCGCCACCAGGAGTATATACCGTATTTGGAATCTTTACTCCAGCTTCGTTTGCACACCAATTAACAAATGATCCACACCAAGGTTGAAAATCTGCTTTGGTAAATTTACCATATTTAGTTTCATTGTCTTTAGGACCTTCTACGGTACCTATTTCTGCTGTTGCAATTTCAACTAATTTTGCTGCAGTTCCTTGCTCTGACATTACTTGTCCCAGCTATCGTCTACTGGTTGCTCTGCTGGCATTGCGCCATCTGGTTTAGCCAATCTACGTGACTTTGCATCATCAATTTCAGCTTCTAATTTTTTATCTGCTTGTGTATTTTTTGCATCAATTTCTTTGTTTGCAATTTGTGCTGCCATAACATCTTTAGCGCCAGATGAACCAATAAGAAGTCCAGCCAATGTTCCAGTAATAAATGTAGCAACGCTACCTAATACGTTAAAGAACATTTTATCATTTTCGGATTGTCCAGTGATTGGTTGTGTAACAAATATTAAAGCATACATAATGCCTGTTGACGTTATAAATAAAATTGATCCTAAAGTAATTCCTAGAATAAACTTTAATCTTGCATCTAAATCTTGAGGGGATAATCTTTCTTTAGCCATTTACTGTTTCCTTTGTTTCTGCTAGATCTTCTGGACATGCTCCATTAGCCGTACAGATTGGTGGTTTGCATTCTGCACTTTGCCAATTAGTAGGATCTTGACATGGATATCTGTAATGACCATCATAGCCACATCCACTAATAGACAATACTAAAAGGCTAGATGCTAAAAACACCTTTATTTTTTTCATAAGTCTATTATAGCAAATGTAGGGTTAGTATGCTATTACTCTTCTTTTTCTGCTTTTTCTCTAATGCCTATAGTCATAAACCATAAGGCTACTGAGGCTAGGGTTACATAACCTACAACGGTTTTTGCGCTACCCTCTAATACTACCCAGGCTACAAAAAATCCAAGGAATGTAAAGTTTTCATTTAGAGCGGCTAGGCTCCATTTTTTTAACCATTTCATATTCTTATTATACCTTCCTTCTATATGCTGTGCCAAGAACTATCTGGCCAGCTATTATTGTTACTACTACGATATCTTCTGCTTTTTCACGTTCTGGAATAGACATATCGGCACCCATGTTAAGTAGTGCTTTGCCTAATTCACATTTTTGTTCTTCTGTTAAACCTTCAATTGCCTCGTCTGGATTAAAGCAAGTAGCAATTGCATTTGCTATTGCTGCTGGGCTTTCTAAAACAAGTAATGCGGAAGCAACTTCTGCTTGAATAACTACTGGATTACCACTGGAGTCTTCTCTTACCTCTACTGGAATTGTTGGAGGAAGATCACGATATTCAAGTCCCGCTGCTTCTATGTTGGCAGCAGTTACAGGTGCTCCCTCTGCTGAAGTTACTAGTACATCTGCAACTAAATCTTTTTCCACTAAAGTAAATTTACCGTCTTCAGATAAGGCTTCAGATAAATTAACAACTTCTGCAGTTGTTATTTCTCCATCTGCAGAAAGCATTTCTGTAATAAATTCTGCTTCTGCTTCTGTCAGTCCACCTTCCGATAAAGATTCAGATACTTCAGCAGCGATTTCTGCAGACACCTCTCCGCCTTCAGCAATTGCTTCTAGCACTGCAGAAACTTCAAATGCATCTAAACCGCTATCGCTAACTAAATCAGTAATAATTTCTTGAACATCTTCTACGGAAAGGTTTGCACCGCTTTCGGATATGTCTTCAATAAAGGCTTCGCTTTCTTCAAATACAATTTCTGCTTCTTCGCTAACAGAAATTTCTTCGTTAGATGGCTCTTCAATAATAGGTTCCTCAATAATAGGTTCTTCTATAACAGGTTCATCAATAATAGGTTCTTCTATAACAGGTTCATCAATAATTGGTTCTTGTATAACAGGTTCATCAATGATTGGCTCTATTGGTGTTATGTAAGATGGCTGTGACGGCACACTAATTATTTCTTCTTGTGGAATTGTGATAATAGTTTCAACATACTGGCTTACTGGACCAGACCAGTTTGCAATTCTAATTGTATATGAAGCACCTTCTGTTAATCCAGTTAATTGAATAAATTCTGGCGCCCCGTCTGTGTTTAATGTTTGTCCTTCATATGGATTTTCTGCATTTTCATCTTCAGTTACTACTTGATAGAACCATGTGTTTGGTGTATATCCAGATGGTAATTCTGGCATAACAGTTACTGTTGATCCATCTACTACTGCTTGAGATATTATTGGGGCAGGTGTTGGAATGTTGTTATTAATAGCAGAGACAAGTTGTTCTGCTTTAGTGTTTAATGTTGACTGTAAAGAAGTCTTTGTTGATACCGCTGAGTTTACGGTATTAGTTAAAGATGTTGTATTAATTGCATTTATATTGGAAGTATTTGTTGTATTTTGTGAAACAACTGGAGAAAGGCTTTGATTTAATTGTGTAATAGTTGCATTTGCTGTATCTACCGCTGCCTGTATTGTAGAAGTATTTGGATCTACATATGGAGTAAATGTTGCACCCTGACTAATTTGTCCAGCAAATCCAGTGCCAGTATTAGTATCAGTAATTTCTGTTACCGCTCCATTAGTTGTTTCTCTATAATTAAATCTTGCTCCGCCTGGTATTGGTCCAACTGCAGTTACGTTTGCCATCCATGCGCCATCATTTGGATTTACATCTGCATTAAATCTAATTTGAACCATTTGTGTAGAAGCATCTTGTTGTGGATAAGGTCTTAAATCCCAAGCAATATCTAAACTTGTTCCAGTAGTTGAATATGTAATTCCAGTTCCAGTACTCCAAGTTGTCCAGTCCCATCCAGCAATAGATACAGATGGTGCATTTGGAGTAGAATAATAATTAGGACCTTCGTTGACACCAAATGTTACGGTTGCATTAGATCCAACGTAAACATTGTTATAAACAGTGCCACCCATTTGCATTCCAAACGGGAGATTCATTTGAACGCCAGCATCATCTACGCCAGCCAAAACATTAACAGTTGTTCCAATAGTAGCTTGTAAATTATTTACTGCTGTTTGAGCATTATCAATTGCAATATTAGCCTGAGTCAATTCAGTCTGTGCAGTTGATTGTGCTGTAGAGGCTGCTGTTTTTGCTGCAGTAACTTGAGATATTTCAGTCTGTGCTGCGGTAACAGTAATGCTGTCTATTGATGTTTGAGCAGCTGTAACAGTTAATTTAGCATCCTGAACTATTTGAGAGCTTTGATCTGTTGGTGTTGTTACTATATTGATATTATTTATTGTAGCAGTTGCAGTATCAACTAAATTAATTGCTGTTGTAGCCGTTGAAATATTTTGAGTTACTTGTGTAACTGCTGCTTGAGCTTGAGATAATTCTGTTTGTGCTACTGATACTAATGCTGTAGATGAGTCTGTGGCTGCAATAGCCTGTTGAACTTCCGTGGTAGCGACCCCAAGCGCCGTGTTTACTGCTTGTTGAGCAGGACTAACAACTACTTGTTCTTGCCCGCCATTATCTGTAGCCCATGCATAACTTGGTCCAATAAAAAATAGCCAACCTGTTACAAAAAGGCTAGCTAAAAATAGTTTTAACTTTCTATGCAATTGGATCTCCAAGTAACAAAATTTTTGTTACATAGAGATTATATCATGTTTGTTTATTTAAATAATCTTAGTTACTTAGGATTATCTGTTTTGTAAAAACCATTTCCTTTGAATTGTATTCCAACTGTTCCATATGATCTTGCCATTCCGTATCCGCAAGAAGGACAGGGTGGAACAACTTCTGTTTCATCAAACTTACGAGTAACTTCTAATGATTTGTCACATGTTACACATGAGTATTCATATATTGGCATTTACTTCTTCTTTGCTCTTTGTTTTGCCAAAGCATCAAAATCTTTTACTTTAGTCTCCCCCATGTATCCCCAAGCATATCCTTCGTTAATCATTTTTTGATTTATTGAAACTTCTGATCCGTCTAAAAATACCCATCCAAGGATGCGTCCATACTTTTCTGATGAGTCCATTTTTTCTGTTTTAATTACAACAGTTTTAGAGGAATCAATTGCTTTCTTTAAATATTCTTTAGATTCAAGACCTAACGCTTTTTCTATTTTGTCTGTGGTGCGGCTTTCAGGAGTATCGATTCCTGCTAACCTTACTCTTGAGCTAAATGAGATATCAAAACCAAGATCAATATCTACATCAATAGTGTCTCCGTCAACAACTTTACTTACCTTTTTAACATAATATTCAAACACGATTCTCCTTAATAATAATGAGCAGTTTTGGGACGTGCTCAGGTCCAGCCTGCGACTTTCCAGTGACGGAATGCAGACTTATATTATATCACTCGTTGATATCTTTTATTTTAAATATTTTAGGCTTCTGATCTTCTGGAATGTTTCTAAACAAAGAAACAGCCAAAATACCATTCATCCATGTAACATGCTTAATCTCAATATTTTCTGCAAGAGAAAAAGTTCTTGTGAAGCTTCTGGTTGCAATACCCTTGTGGATATGTTCTCCTTGACCATCTTCTTCAATATTTCCCTTAATAGTTAAATTATTTTTTTCTTGAGATACTTCAATGTCATCCCTAGAGAATCCAGCTAATGCTAGTTCAATCATATAGGTATCATCAGTAAATTTGATTAAGTTATATGGTGGATAGTTTGATGTGTTTTTTGGAAGGCTTTCAATTTCTTTAAAAAAAGAATCCCAACCAATAAAAAATGGATCTTTAAAAAGATCCATAGAGAATGTACTTACCATTTTATTCCTCCTTCAAGCGAATAAGTTAAATTAGGTCCCATTCGGCGACCTATATATATTATATCATAATTTTCTGGTGGAATTCCTCTGCTATGTGAATATGTTTGTGTAATCCCCAATGTGAATTTCCTGTATTTGGATCTAAATCTGATCCGTGATTAAATAATGGGTGATTTTTAAATTCTTGATGACAGTCAGCGCTAATGTTTGGTAACTGACTAAATGTATTATACGGCTCTAAATTTCCAATAAAATAATTTTTTAAAATATGTTTAATTTTTTCATTATTATTTATATAGTCGTATATTTGATACTTATGGTCTTCCCATATGTTCCAAATTAATTTTATATTATTAGATTCACAATAACGCTCTAACATTTTAATAAACATAAAATTATAAAAAATAGCAATTTCTCTTTTGATAACCGACTCAGCGTCATATGGGCTTTTTATAAGTTTAGGGTGCTGGCCACCTGGTATCTGAAGTTGTTGAATTTTTTTACCAATATGACCTCGTTTATCTTTTACTTCAAACTGATCTTTAACGTATGGAATTTCCATTCTATACAGTGGAAATGTACCAACTATTATTTTTGGATGTCCAAATTTTTCAAAATATTCAAATGCTTTTATAACTTGGCCTTGCAAAGAATCTCCTCCTAAAGCTAATCTAGCAAAATCCATATTTAATGATTGTGCTAAGATATAAGGCCAAGTAAATTCATTTAGCATTCCATGCCCAAATGTCTGAGAACATCCTAGAATAAGAAGTTCTTCTTTTCCAGTAAAATCATTTGATCTATATTTATATTTATTTGTAACATATTCTACTGGAGTGACTACGTCCTGTGGTTGAAAAAATATTTGATTAATTGTAAAACTCATATCACTTTCTGGACCAAAAAAATTTAATTCATGTATATTTCTATAAAATAATTCTGGATATAAATTTAGGTAAGCACCACAAAATCTATCTTCACCCTCGAATAATTGATTGTCCATAAGTTTTCTCCCAGTTTATTATATCATTTTCATCATTTAATAAAGGTTGACCTTTAATATTTAAACTTGTATTTAAAAGTATTGGGCATCCCGTATCCCAATACCATTTTCTTAAAAGCATATGTAGCCCTGGATTCTGATCTTTATTTACTGTTTGCACTCTAGAGGTTCCATCTTTGTGAACAACTGAAGGTATACTTTCTGGGTGTTTACATTTAACAGTGTACTGCATATAAGGAGATGCAAAATTCATATCAAACCACTCATTTGCAAACTCTTCTAACACTACTGGTGCGAACGGCCTAAACTGTTCTCTTTGCTTAATCATATTTACTTTATCTTTAATGTTTGGGTCTCTTGGGTCTGCTAATATGCTTCTATTTCCTAAAGCTCTTGGCCCATACTCTGATCTTCCAACCGCCACTGCTGCTATTTTATTTTCTTTTAACTCTGAAAGTATTTTATTTGTGGGGTATTCTCCGCCCATATCGTAACCCAAATAAGGAGTTTTCCATTCAAGGTGTTTGCCATATAAAGCGGCTGCTGCTCCTAATGATGAGCCAGCATCTCCTGGGTTTGGCATAATCCAAATGTCTTTAAATATTTTCCACAATAATGTATTGGCTGATGAGTTTAGTGCACAGCCTCCCATAAATACCAAATTACTTTTACCAGTTAAATTTTTTGCCATACGCATAAAATCATTTAATCTTTGCTCGTACACCATTTGTACTGCTGCTGCTATATCAAACTTATCTTGTTCTGAGACCCATCCCCAGTCAGTAATTCCTTTGTGAAAGTTATATTTTTGGCTAGTGTATGAAGGGAAATAATCATTAACCTTTTTGTAATACTTAGTCCAATCTCCATATGCAGCCATGCCCATCATAATATATTCTTCTTGATTTGGCATTAATCCTATTAGTTGAGTAAATGATGAATAAAATAACCCAAAGCTTACTGGGTAGTTTTGCTTATACTTTAATTTTATTTTTTCGCCTTCTCCTACCCAAATGGTTGAAGTGTTATATTCTCCTATTGAATCTAGAACCACTATTGCTGCATCCGTAAAGCTGCTGGTGTAGTAGCCAGCGCATGCATGAGAATAATGATGCTTAAATGATTTTCTAGGAACTCCTTCTATATTAAACCTCGGCTTCCAGTCACCAAAACCACCCTTTAAAAATAGCCTAGAGGCCTTTAGGAGCGGTTTCTCATAGTAGGCTATAGCATTTGGTCTCCCGTATGACAAAGCATCCTTAATGAGGCTGTCATTAATATACCAATCATTCTTTTTTTTACTGTATCTTTCCGCATGCCCAGCAAATAGGATATGTCCATCTTTAATTAACGATACTGAGGCGTCGTGAGATGTTTCATTAATTCCAAGTATAATCATTTTAAAGCTTTTTCAAAATATTCTGCATAGTGAGTATGCTTGTGTACTCCCCAATGTGCTCTATCTAAACCATATTCTATGTCGCTGCCACGGTCAAATATTTCTTTAAAATTATTTTTTAAATCATTATGACATTCATTATTAATTTCCTGATCTATATTTTCTGTATTAATTAAAAAATCAAATTGTTTAGATTCCAATAATGGGGGTAGAAACCTATTGTCCCAAGTTGACCAAATAAATTTAATATTTGAAGACCTACAGTATTGTTCTAAAATTTGAATATATTTAATTGATATCCACCTTGGAACACTTAGCGGCATAACATTTTCTATATTGTGTGGAGCCTTAGAGTATCTTGGTAAGTTATTATGAAATTGTCCTAAAAATACTCTAGCCAAATCTTTATTTAGATTATCACTTTTTGATGTCCATATTTTATTATCTACTGGCAACTGTATTCTATCTAGGTCTGGAAATAGACAAATAAGTATTTTAGGGTTTCCATATTCTTTAAAATATGAAAATATTGAATTAATAATAGACAGTATTGATGCCCCAGGATACCCAAGGTTAGAATAAGATAAAGACATATTATTAGCAACTTGAACTCCCCAAATTTTTTCTTCTGGGATTCCGCTTCCGAATGTAAACGAGCACCCAGCAATTAAAATGTCTTCTTTGCCAGATATTTCTTTACCTCTAAACCCATGTTTATTAATGTAGTAATATCTAGATGGATCTGTTATTTCACCAAGCCCACGTTCTTGATACCCATATCTTTCAACAGAATTATTTTTATTTAAAAAACTAGAAAACATTTTTGAATTATCATACTTAGGATCAATAGAATTAAACATTAATATATAAACCTATTTTTATCTTTATTTTTTCTAAATATCTTTTTAATATTATAAAAAAACATATATATGTAATATTTAATTATCATCAAGTGGCATAATTCCTTTATCTTCAATAATTCTTTGGGCTTCTTCCGTTAAGCTAATTGTTGCTTGTAAATTTTCATCATACTCTACAGATATTAAATCTTTGCTATACAATTCTAGCAAAGTGTCATCTACGTAATCGGCATGCGCTTTCCATAACTCTGGGGCTAGATCTTTTGCTTTATCTGTAACTTTAAAAACTATTTCACCAGATTCGTCTATTCCAGATAATTCTATTACGCCAATCTCCATATAATAATCAAACAGATCGTTATCCTCTGAATCTTCCATAGCATCTCCTTGTGCAACAGGTAGGACTCGAACCTACGATTACCGAATTATGAGTTCGGGGCTTTAACCAACTAAGCTACTGTTGCTTATAAATAACATTATATATATTATTTATAAAACAGTCAATAACTTAAAACTTATTATTTTTATAAAAATCTTTAGTGTGAATAAATCCAGGAAGAACGTATCTCATTGGGCCATCTTCAGGCGCTCTTACTCCATGTTCAAATTCTTCTGTACCAGGAAATATTAATAGTGATCCTGATTTTGGCTTTATTTGAAAATCTTTTTTAACAAAATAAAACTCTCCTCCATTATAATTATCATTTAAATATATAATAGAAGCGTATCTAATTGATGGGTCTGTATGCTGATCTACATGACTTTTTAACGGAACGTCTTTGTATTGTCTTTGAATGCTTCCAAATCCAGGAACATCTAAATCGGAAAAATCTTTTAATACAGACTTTAGTCTTTCCGTAATATGAGTTCTTTCAGGTAAATTGTTTGTACTTATTATTTTATCCGCCCAATTATCTGTAACTTCGAATTTTCCTTCTTTAACTAAATTATCAACATCATCTCTTCCAAATTTTTGCATACAAAATCTTTTTAAATTTTCTGTATACTCTACTCTCCAGCCATCCTCATCTGTACTTTCTGCAACATTTACTAAAGTATTTATCTCATTTTCAGTTAAAAAATTATCAACCAATAAGACTTCATCAATTATATATCTAGCGCTGTAGCCATTTTCAATAAATTTAGATAGCATTATTCTCCTTTGATATATTTACCTCTACAATTGCCTGTACATATTCAGAAAAATGCTTTCTCACATTTCCAGGTGGCCTTGATCCAATTGCATTCCATATTCTTGTATATTCTATTATATTTGAAAATGTTGTTGGACAAACCATAAGACCATTATACTCTTTTAAAACTGTTGGCAGAGGAACATGCTTTCCACAACATTTACACTCTTTAGCTTTTTCTTGATATATACTCATATTATCATCATCCTATCCATTGCGTCTTTAAGTTCATTTGGCATTCTTGGTGCTCTTATCATATTTACTGAAGATACGTCTGGGTTATCTCTACTAAAATCATTATCATAAGACATTGATTCGTATGTATGTATTTTAATCTCTTCATTTGAATCAAATCGAGTTCCACTTATTGCATTAAATACTGACCCGCAAACAGCATCCGCTAAGTCTTTTGATCCTTTTCTTGGGTGGTCTACTTTATCTCTCATAATTTTTAATTGCAATAACTCATCTATTAGTAATGGAATATGTGGACCCTTTAATCTTTCTTCCAAAACAATCATTGCCATATCGTCATAATGTTTTTTAGCAACAGATAAAATTTCTGTGTTAATCCCGTATTGTTTTAACTGTTGCATCATGTCATGGGAATTCCATCTATCAAAAGTACAAAGTCTTATTTTAAATCCTTTTGTTCTTAAAGACAATATGTAATCTTTTACTTCCGTAAAATCTACAGACTTGTCTGGTGTTGGTGTCCAGAACCTTACGGCATCTACTTCTACTATTGGCGCTGGCTGCGTGTAAGTATCGCTTACTTTTACGTTAACCCATTTTTGAACATGTGCTAAAGAAACTGCACAATGGTCATGCTTTTGTGCAAGGTCTACGTGTATAAAATATTCTTTATCTGGGTCTGGTGCAAACCAATTTTCAAATCTTCCAAATTGATCAATAGCAACTGCTGTATTATTAAATGCTGTTTCTATTTTTTCTCTTGATTTAAAAAATGCATCGACTGCATCTGACGGCATACAGGCAAATCTTCCTAATGCATCCATAGAGTTTTTATAAAATGCTACTTTAAAATCATCAATGCTTCTAGTTGGATTAATTTCCCAAGTTGGACGCTTTAATGCGTATACTTTTGGAATAGAATAAGAAATTATATGGTCTTCTTCCCATTCAACTACAAACTCATTACCTTCAGTTCCATCTGGTAGGTCCAGGTCCATTTTAAAATTATGACTTCTTACTACAGTTTCTTTTTCAGCAATAACAGATTCATAAAATTTTTGTATAGGGTCATTTTTAAATCTTGGAAAAGAAAGTAATATTACTTTGCCAAAGTCTGGGAAACGTGAATCTACTGATGCCCTGTACATTTCATATATAGCGTCTGCAGTTTTAGCTTGATCGTGTCCAGTTGTATTTTCTGTGGCAAATCCTGAAATCTCATCAAGGATAACAACAATAACGTTATATCCTTCCCAAGCCTCACGCTCAGAGTGACCAGAATGAACTGTAATAGATTTATCAAACTTCATTTCAGAAGCCTTGTCTGTGTACTTTCCAGTAAACCATGGAGACTTTTCAATACGTGTCTTAAAACCTTTAAAGAAAACATTGTTTGCTTGTTGTGCGTTAATAGCAATATTTAAAATATCAATTGCATCTCCTGGTGGTTTCCCATAATATGACGCTGGGTCCTTTAGGCATAATAACAAATACACAATATAAGCTGTTGCAATTGTTGAGCAGTAGTCTTTGCCAGAACCTTTACCAAGTTGAGCAATTACTTCGTTGGCTGTTTGCTTAAATACTCTAGAGCCTTCTTCTTCTCCAAATAATTTAATTAATGTAGACTCTTTATATATTTGAGATGACTTTTCAATTAGTGTATATTGATAATTTGAAAGTGGTGGCAAAGCTAAGTAATTAGGGCTTGTAACAAAAGTTTGTAGGTCTACTGGTCTTTCTTCAAACTCTTCTCCGTCAAGGATATCAATAAGGTCGTTAAAATTAAGATCCATTTGCCTCCTGAATTATCTCAATTGGCTCTACTACTCCTGTAATCTGAGACAGTCTTCTTGCTACATCCATTTTGCATTTTGGACAAGAGGCCGTAACTTCTTTTAATATTTTAACTAAAATATCTTGCTTATGTTCTGTTTGTGCAATTTGATCTGCCATCTCGGCATTATCTAATAGGCCAACTTCTTTAAGCATGGCAATTCTTTTAGTTTCAATATCTGAAATTAATTTAAGGGCATTAGCTTTAACATTTAGTTGCCCTGCCTGATCTGCATCCTCTACTGTTTTCCAGGCTTCTTTAATTAACATAGAATAATGTTGGTCCGCTCCTGAGATGGCTTCCTTAGCCCGTTCCTTAGAGCTTGTATCGTTGTATACGACGGTTTTCCACTCGTCTATAAGTTCTACTACGTCTGACCGCTTATAGCCCGTTAGAGAGGCAATCTGGGTGGGATTGTTGCCCTTTAAAAGTTCGGCAACAACTTTATTCATTCGATCAAAATGATCTGATAATTCAATTTCCATATATATGTATTATAATTCTAGTTGACTAAAAA